GATCTTCGTCACCGCATCCGCCTTGATCGCCCCCGCGTCAATCTCGTTGTCAGGGATAGCGCCAGCTGCCAGAGCCGTCACGCTCGCCACGGTCGGCACCGTGATATTCGTTAGCGTGGTCGGATTAGCAAACACCTTCCCAAATGGCGGCATAAACCGCGCAATCAGGTCTCCGAGTGCGGTTCGGGGATTGAGCAGCACACCGCCATGCCAGGCACTATCCAATGTCGTCATCATCTCGTTCCTTTGGGGAGGGCGCAACCCACGCCCTCCCCTTCACCAAGGAGGAAGAACCTGCGTTCGGCTAGTCTTCCAGCCGCACGTACCGCACGAAATACTTCCCGACGAAGCTCGTAGACACCTGCGCCGCAGTCGTGAAGTTCAGGAATGTCTCCGCCGTCCAATAGGCCGGCGTCGACATCTCCGCATCCGCTGCCACCGGGTGCATACCGTTCCAGCACGTTCCGGCCGTCCCGTTCAACAACGCACCGTCGTTCAGATCGTGGCTATCCGCGCCCACTGTTCCCACGCCTACATGCAGCGTTGAAGCCAGACCAGCGGGCGTGATGATGTACAGGAAGGCTTCCAGGATCAGCAAGTCCACGCCTTCCGGGTTTGCGATCGAACCCAAACAATGCGCCGCCGTCGCCTCGCCTGCAATATCGATCACCAACATTCCGTGACCGGTTTCTGAATTGATCTCTACAGTCATTTTGTTGCCTCCATTTCCATTCTGTAGGGGCGGTCACCGATCTTCCTGATCGCCAACCGCCCCCTGATTACTGGTTACTGATCACTGTTCCTAGGTGGTCAGATTGTTCAGCGCAATCGGTGCCACCGCCCCGCCAACAGCCGCGCCATGCGTCCAGGTGAACGTCGCAACGTCCACCAGCTGCGTGCATCCCAGCGCCGTGGTCAGTCCTCTCAGGAACGTCTGGTGAAAACCAGTCTGCCCGTCCTCGATAGCATGGTTGATAAACGCCCCCGTCTCACCGGCTGCGCTGTTCCAGTTCAAGAACGAGCAGTCTTCGAAGATCTGCGACCAGACGATGGAACCGGCTACAATGCGCGCCAGGACTTTCCCAGCCGTCACCGACTGCGACAGGAACTGGCACCGGCGCCAGTGATTGCGCTTGACGTTCGACCCGGTGATGATCACTTCGGCATTGGTGGAAGCACGGTTGATTGTCTGCGCACCGAAAGCGCAATCATCGAAGAAGTTCTCCGGTCCGCTCAGCGTCATAGAGTACGCCGCCGCGCGTGCCGCCGGTGTCGCGTGCAGCATCCCCGAGATGAAACAGTTCTTGAAGTAGTTGCGCATCCCGGAAACAACCAACGCGCCCGAATCGGCGTCCGCGCTGCACTCGTTCTGGAGGTTCAGGTTCTTGAAGATGCAGCCTGAACCAGAAAGGGTGATCATCGCCACGATCGCCGCCGTTGCTGCGCTGGTAATCCTGGCCCGCTGCCCCACGCCGGGCAAATCGCCCGTCAGCCCGATCAGGTGCGTGTACGATTTATCCCATGCCAGCGCAGCCGCCAGGTTAAGTTGCGTCGGCCCGCCCACGATCGCCACCGCATCATTGTGGTTGTCGACGCATAGATCCTCGGCGGCAGCCAACGTCAGCAGTGGATGCTCGAATGACAGGCCGGAATTGCTGTCTGACCCGTGCTGCGCATCCACGATTAAAAGCCGCGACTTAGGCCCTCGTGGAATACCGACTATGGCCTTATAGAGCTCAGCCTGTTTCGGATATAGTCCCATTTTGAATCTCCTCTCCAAACTTCTGAATTACTTGTTGGGGCGGACCGCGTCCGCCCCTGACAACTGATCACTCTTCACTGATCACTGATCACTATTCACTGACTACTGTCCTACGCCGTCAAATACGCGAACGGGAACCGCGTCACCGCGCTGGTGTTCATCCGGTTGATCGGGTTCGGCAGCGCAAAGCCCAGGCGCATCACCGCCCGCAAAGCGACCATATCCTGTTGCGCCAGGTTGTAGATGATCGCGCCGCTGCCATCCTGGATCACCGCCTGGTCCAACAGCTTGTAGGTAATGTCCTGGCGCATGGCATACACCAGTTGGTTCCACTGCCCGCTGATCAGGTGGTAAGTCGCGCTGATCGCCCCGTTGGTCGGGAACAGGCACGGCGCCCCGTCCAGCTCGTACTGGTTCACGCCCTGCATGCTGCGGGTGAAGATCGGCATGCCATCGATCGTGCGCACGTTGCGTAACATCCGCTTGGTAGCCATCGCTGCGATCGAGCCGGTCACCATGAACCCATCCGCCTCGACCAACCCGAACAGCCCCGACACACCGGCTGCCGTCTCGCCCAGGATCGCCTCGTACAGGTCGGTGTAAGCCGCCAGGCTCGCGTTGTGGCTGGCTGCCAGCGCGCCCGCGATCAAGCCCGCTGCTGCGCCCAGGTTGGTCGTCCAGCTCGCCGGAATGTTCGTCCCATACAGCACCGCCGCATCGATCGCAATCCCGAACGCCTCTTCGACGCTGGGGCGCACCTGCCCCCAGATATCGTAATCGGCGTCATCCAGCACCGCCTGCGGAATCGGCACGATCACCGCCAGCTCTTCAGCGTTGATGTACTTGTTCTCCCAGTTCACTTCGCTGGTCTGCTTCAAGCCGGTATCGCCGCTCACAAAGTACGCTGTCGCCAGCGCGCTCATCACCGGCATCCGGCTCTGGTCCCGGCTCATATTCGCCAACTTACGCGCCAGTTGCAGCACTGCGCTTTGCTTCGGCACATTCGTCAAAATCTCATTGCTGACCGCCTCAGGGATGAGCGCATCAGCATCCGTTCTAGAAATTACATTGTTGTAAGCCATTTATCTAACTCCTTTTTACTGATCACTGTTCACTGTTTACTGATCACTAACCTTTTCCCGCCGCCTTGCGGATCCACGTATTCATATCCGCATGCCCGGCTGGTCCATTGTCGCCCGTTCCCTTGCCCGCGTTCCCCTCCGGCGGCTTCTTGCTCCCGAACAGCTCCGGGTAATCCTTCTTCATCTCGTCGAAGTTCACCCGCCCCCGCTTATCGAACCGCTCGTCCGCCACCGCGCTTAGATACGCCAGCTTCAGGTTCGTCACCCCGACTTTGTGAGCCTCGTCGTAGAACTCCGCCCGCCGGTCCGCCTCCGCCATCTGGTCTGCCATCGAAGTCAATTGCTTCTCGGCCTCGCTGCCCTTCTCGGCCTTCCCGGCCATATCGCGCAGCGCCTTCTCCGCCGTCCCGCGAGCTTCCCGCTCGCTCTGCAATGCGCTCTTCAAGCCCTTCGTCTGCCCGTCCAGCAGCGTCTTCACCTCCTCCGGCTGCCCCTTCAGCCACTCATCGAACACCAGCGGCTTCGTCTCCTTCCCGGATCCATCCGCAGCTCCTGCTGCTCCGCCGCCTTTATCACCACCCGCGTCGCCAGACCCAGCGCCTCCCGCGCCGCCCTTATCCGCCTCTTCCAACCAACCTAGTTTGAATCTCTCAAACATCTCTCACCTTCCTCTTTCTAAATATTTCAGCACTTCTCAGTGCCTCAGTGGTTCTATTTTCATCAGGCCTCTCGCCTGCCATTCCTCTATCCGACTATCCGACTACCCGACTATTTGACTCTCCTCCCCCCACCCGACTATTTGACTCTCCCCCCCCATTGAACCGCCTCTGCGCCTCCAACAGCCCCTGCGCCAGGCTGGTCTGCTCCCTCGCCCCCGCCGCCTCCACATCCGCCTCCAGCTCGGCGATCTCCTCCTCGCTCCTGCCCGTCCACCTGGCCGCCGTCCGCAAAGGCGCCCCCGCCGCCACATACATCTGCAGCGTCTGCGCCTCCGTGTACGGCTGGATCGTCTCCGGCCGGTCGAACATCGCTCGGATCTGTGTTGGGTCCACTTCCTGCCCGGTCAGCTTCAGCATGAACCGTGCTAAGTCCTTCCACACCGGCGCAAACCGGTCGATCCGGTCCTGCGCCTTTTTATTCAACGGCGCCTCCATCGCAATCAGCGCCTCCCCCGAAAGATTGCTCCCGATCGAAAAGAAATAATGTTTCGGCGTCCGCGTGATCGAGCTGATCGCCATGCTCAGATCGTTGATCGACTTCAGGTAGTTGTCCAGGCTGGCCGCCTCGAACTGCCCTGCTTGCGTCTGCTGCCCCATCCCGTCTCCCGCCGGTAAGTCCATGATCTCGTTCGGCGCGTTCTTCACCTTCCCCTTGATATCCGCGTTGCTGATGATGTACCGCTGCGGGAACGCCATATACTCCGAAGTCACCATCAAGTCCGCCAACAGCTTATTGATCCCGTTCTGGATCGGCGTCACGCTCGCCAGGTCGCTGCGCACCTTCCTGCCCGCCGCCCGGAAATGGAACACCGGCACCTCCCCGGTCGTATTCTCCGCCGTCTCCCCATCCACCTGGAACGCATTCGCCGAGCTGGGGTTCTTCCCCGCCCGGTAATACTCCAGCCGCTCCGGGTAATACAGCGTCAGCTTCACGCTCTCGTCCTCATCCACGAACCACTTCGCCGCCATCCGCTTCTGCCGCGGGTTTGCCGCCTCGTAGAACACCTGGCACAGCCGTGGGTCGTTGAAATACGCTTCCGGGCTTCCCTCCTCATCCGGCCAGGCGATCATGTATGCTTCACCGGTGATCAGCGCCGCCTCGTGCGCATCGTCGCTCTCCAGCGTCAGCTCCGACCCCTCCCACATCCGCTGCCAACTATCCTTCGCCGCCTCCGGCACGCTGATCCCCCTCAGATTGATCCGGTCCTTCACACTATCCACCACCACCACGCACCAGTTCTCAGTAAACTTCGCATCCAGCCCCTTGAAAATATCCGCCAGGCGCTGCGTCATATATACCGTCGGCTGGTTGCCCTCATAATAGGCAAACAGCTTGTTATACGGTTCCTGCTTGTCGTTCAGCGCCTTGAATGCCTTCTCTAAATCATTCATAATTCATCCCTGCCAGCTGCTCGCCTCTTTCGTTCTCCTGCGTCCCACCAGCTTCCCGAAACCCCAGCTCGACGCGTCTTCCTGATCGTCGAAAGTGACGCTCGGGAACTTCAACCTGACATGCTCCTCGATATACGCCTGGTTCCACCCCCCTCGCACCAGCCGTACCATCCCGCCCTGCAAAGCGCTCGACCACGGCCCCGCTCTCACTTCCTTATCCCCTTCGCCTCTCACCGTCTCGAATCTGATCTTGTTGAACCCGGCTTTTACCAGCATCTGGTTCGTCATCTGCGCGCTGTCCAACCCCGAGCTCCCTGGGTCCTGCTGGTGCCAGATGCAATGGATCGGCCTGCCCGTCTCCCGGTCCGCCTTCATCGCTGAGACCATCATCTTATCCCGCTCGCCCGGCGTGCATTGCCGCCTGGCCACATTCTCCACGAACACCAGCTCATCCTTCGTCAGGCTCATCACCACACCGCACGCGTAGTTGGTCCCCGCCACCACCTTCTGGCTCCCCGCCTTATCCCAGAACCACATCCGGTTCACGATCTCCTCCAGCTTTGGCCCCGCCTCCACGATCGTAAACCACTCTCTCTGGAACATATTCCCCTGCCGTAAATAGGGCGACTGCTGGTACAGCGCCTGGAAGTCATATTCGCTGTTAGCCCGGGTCCGCTCTAGATCCTCCACACTATACTTCTCCGGCCATAGTGCCTCCCCCGCCTGCCTCCCCAACGGGTCCCGCTCATTCACCCACACCCCTTCCAGCATCTTCATCCTCTGGTACTCCTCAAAGCTCTTCTCCTCTGTAGGTGATCCCCCGCTCTCCTCTATCCTATGAGACTCTTGACTATATGACTCGGCGAACGCCGGTAGACATACCACCGTCCACCGGTCTGTTTTCGGATCAGTCGCCATCTGTTTTAGCAACCGACCGGCGAGATCATCCCCATGCCAGCGGGTTAGCATGATTACTATTGCCGCCCCATCCTCCAGCCGCGTATAGGCCGTGCTGGTCCACCATTCCCACACGCTCTCCCGGTGCGCCTCCGATTCCGCTTCCTCCCGGTTCTTGAACGGGTCGTCCACAATCAATAAATGTGCGCCCGTTCCGGTGATTGCTCCGCCCACGCCTGCCGCCATCATCCCGCCTCGATAGGGTGCCGCCAGGTCCCATGATTTCACACTCCGGCTATCCTCCGCCAATACCACCGGCGATTCTTCACCTGCCAAAGTCCCAAATAACGCTTTGAAGCTATGCGACAAAACGATATCTCTTGCTGCCCTGCTGAACTTCGTCGCCAGGTCCGCTCCGTAACTGGTCAAGATCACCCGTATATCTGGATTCTTTCCCAGCACCCAGGCCGGGAAATGCCTGCTCGCCTGCTCGCTTTTCCCATATCGTGGCGGCTCCAGGATCAACAAACGTCCGATCCCCTGCTTTCCCTTCGTCCGAATATACAGTTCCACCTGTTCAAGGTACTTCGCTACCAGCCGGTGGTGGTTTGCAGGCTTGTAATACGAAGCCACGTAACATTCAAAGCCGACAAAATACCGCTTGGCAGCTTCACGAAAGTTGAGTTCGTCATCCTCATCACTGATTGGTTTCATCAGATGCTTTGTCGCTAGCATCGTGCTCATCTGGTTCACCTTCATCACCGAAAATCAATTTCTTTTGTTCGTCGCTCATTCTTTGGATAATTTGAGCATTACTCAACTTCTTCAGATCAACCTCTGTCGCCATAACGTTCAAATCCGACGAAGGTGTGAAATCCCCGATCAATTCCAGGAATAGTTTTCGGTCATTGAATGACTTATAGTCCGCTTTGCTCGCCTGTTCCACCAATGCGTTAATCACATCCCGCCGGTGCTCCCACAAAGCCGCCGTCTGCATCATCGATACAACGCTGTCGATGCCCTTTTCTTTTTTATATTTTTTCCTCCAGGTATAAATCACCCTGGAGCTTTTCAATCCCAATACCTCAGTCGCCAATTTTTCTATTGTTTCTGGTTTGCGTCCTATCTTTGGGCTGCTTGCCCAGGCGATATAACACGCCACCCGCCACGGCCACCCCTGCTCCCGTAACATCAAATAATCCTTGAACCATTCCGGCTTATCGTTCCTACTAGAGAACGTACTGGCCGACGCCTCGCTAATTAATCTGGCTTCCTCAGGCGTAATAAATCGTTCCGCCGCGTCCTCTTCTACCTCATCCAGGCCCGGAAGATCGAATCGGAGTTGTAGATCGTTCCATTCTTTAATCGCCATACCATATCCTCAAAGCCATCTCGATCACCCAGATCACAGCCTTTTTCATCCAATACACCATCAATAGCGGAGCCAGCGCCGCCGATAAATAAACCATTTCAACTCCCACAACCACGCCAGCCCCAGGCACACCGGCAGCAACACCAGCCACCACCACCCGAACCGCTGCCCCAACAGACATTCGCCCTTCATGCTGGCTCCAGCCACGTCTCGCCCTTATAAAACGCCGCCGCCCAACCAACCTTGCCGCTCTTCGTCCAGCCCATCAGCCACACATCGCCGCCCTCCTCCGCCCACCCGCACGCATAGAACCGCTCCCCCGGATTGATCTGGTCGATCATCATCCCGTCCGGACGATTCACCCGCACCCGGATGAACTTGGTAATCAGGCTGGTCGGCTTATAAACCACCGACTTCGGCAACGCCGGAACATCCGGCATCTTGAAGCCGCTGGGTGCTGGCGGCTCCACCGGCGGCGTAACCACCGCCCCCGTCAGGTACGGCATCGGGTCCACATTCACACCATCTCGCCACAAAATAAAGTGGACATGCACAACATCGCTGTTACCGGTCGAACCCATCAAGCCGATCTGTTGCCCGGCCCCGAAAGAATGACCAACTTGCAAGACAGACACGTTAGCCATATGCGCACACAGCGTCCGGTACGCATGCCCCTCGATCACACCATGATTGATCTCAACATACGATCCATACCCGTCGTTATAACCCGCAGGTTTGACGCGCCGCACCTTGCCCGGCAGCACCGCCACCAGCGGGATCTGCGCCTGGTCGTTGCTCAAAATATCCAGCCCCGGCTCCCAGCCCTTCTCCAGGTAACCGGGTCGGTCGCGGTGATCCTGCCAACAATCGCCAAGATAGGCGAGGGTCATGTCACAGGGAAAGCGTAGTTTGATAAGATCGCTCATATCAATGGACCAACGTAATCCTGTGCGTCATGATCTCCCAAAGCAGTCCTGAAACGCAGCCGGTAAAAACTATCGCCATGTAAATCGCAATCGCCTTGATTGTCTTAAAATCATTCAAGACTTTCTCAAGGGCAGTGAGACGGTCTTCGTGTTCCTTCAGCTGTTCAAGGACGCCCATCTTTCCGTTCATTTGAATATCGAAAACCGCAATCACAGTGCACAGTCGTGCCACTGGTTCGACCTTCTCGGTTATGTTGTCGAGCTTGGTACTCAAAGTACCTAGCGTCACTTCGCCTTCGCTGTAACCTTCGTCCCCGCCTGGTGGTGTCATTGATGGTTTATTTAGGTAACAACCGTTTGGCTTCCAACGCAACGCCGGAGATATACGCGCCGATGGTCACACAGACCCAGATGAGCGTGTCTTGCGGCACTTCGACTGGCAGTTTGATCCCGAAGCCGTTCAATACGATCGCAACCAAACCAATCGTCGCACCCCAGAACTTACGTGATTTCACCACGCCGTGCCAGCCGCTGGCGCCCGGGTCGACTGCCACGCCCAGAATGTAGCTCGCCACGATCACTACCAGACCGATAGTCGCCTCTTCGTTCAGCGTGAAATTCGGGAAGAAGAAACTCGCAAACAACACGCATAAGGCGATGATCAAAGCCCAGAACTTTCTCGAACTAAAGATATCTTTCATTTTTCATTCTCCTTTACCTTAAACGGCGAGCGCCCGGTGTCGTAATGACACCGGGCGCTCATCTCCGATATTGCCCGAACCACGATCGGGCATGCATGGGTTTATGGGGGATCACCGATCCCCACCGCCCAATATTCATTTACTGAATTTTAAAACACTTCTCCTCAAATGTCAATCCTCTCTCGTATTAGTCGCCAGATTGATAGACGGATAGTCTCATAACCTATCCGTCTATCAGACTATCCGACTTCTTTTAAGACCTTTTCCAGATCCCGCGCCAGCTCCGGCTGCGCATCCCTGCAGCTCTCGATATACGCCCGGATCGCCGCCCGCGCATGCGCATCCGTATCCAGCCTCAGCGTAAAATACACCGCCTTCGGATCCACCGGCGACCCATCCCCCTTCTCGATCCGGTATTTCCCATAAAGCCCTTGAGGCTCTCCCTTCGGTTCATCCTTCTCAACCATCCTCACCTCCATCCTGGATGGGCGGCCCGTGTCCGCCCCGCCTTCCGATTATCCGTTTATCTGATCAACCACCACACCACACCCGCCAGCGCCATGACCGCCAGCCCCAGCGCCGCTCCTTCCTCACCGCCCCCTCTACCCGCCATTTCGTCCTCATTTCCCGGATCTCTTCGTCCATTCTGCGCCTCCAATTTCCTAACATACTCCACCAGTCTGCCTGCGTCCGCCGGTTTCAGCAGCACATCCACCCCGCACAGGTCCGCCATATGCGCCTGGCTCTCCACCCTCCTGATCAACTCCTCCATCTCGCTCATGGATACGGCCCCGGCGTCCCTGTCTCTTCCACTGGATAAGGCTCTTCTGTCGCCGTCCGCGTAGCCGTCGACCACGGCTCCCATATAGTTGGCGTAGCGGTCGGCCAGGCCATCTCCGTCGCTGTGGGAAGGATCGCCGGTTCCCTAGCCCCCCTCACCCGCGGCCTCTCGATGCACATCACCGTCTTCCAATCCCCCTTCTCCCAGCTCCACACCTGGCACACCAGCCACAGGCTGCGTGCGATCAGCGGCCTGGGAGAGCTGTGCGCCAGCAGCGCCAGCCCCACCACCGCCATCACCACCAATCCCATCAAAACCAACCCGCCCTCTCGCCTCATCGCCTCATCTCCTTATCTTGTCCAGCTTCCATAACAACCGCTCCAGCTTATCCCGCTGCGCCTTCGCCTGCTCGCTGATCAGCGCTTGCACCATCAGCATATTCACCCGCCATTGCACCAGGCTGGCCAGCATTGTCAGCTCACTTCTTGTGAGCCGCTCCTCCCGGCTCAGCCCTCCCCCATCTCCCCCAGCATTACCACCCACTCTTCCAGCTTCCCCAGCACCTGGCGCCACTCCGCCTCGCTGAGCGGACGGTTCCCTCTTTGCATATCGACCATCTTTCCCCATAACTCCTCCTTTGCCTCTTTGACCACATCCAACCTGACCTGATCCTTTTCCATCCTGATCACCTATCCGACTATCAGACTATCCGACTATCTGTCTTCCCTCCAACAACTTCCTCATCGCCTCCTCCCCCGGCACCCACGTCCGCACCCTCCCGCAGATCGAGCAGCGCACATCCGCCACATACCCCTCCACCACCGCCATCACCTCCACTTCTTCTATCTGACTATCAGACTCTTGACTATTAGACGGAATCGCTATTCTATACAGCACCAGTTGCCGCACCCCGCTCCCATTCCTCACCACCATCCCCAACACATGCTCCCCACCTGGGCACCGCCACGCCTTCATCTCACTCACGCTCCACCTCCACGGCACACTTGCATCGAAAGGTTTCCGGAACCTGGCTGGCCACCCGCCCCACGTATCCCGGCACCTTCCACCATAACCTCAAATGCCACACCCCCAGCTCCTCCTCCTGGTACTTATAAAACCCCTCCACCTCCCCCCCCATCGGCTCCACCTCCTCCCGGATCCACCGCTCGATATCCACCGCCCCCGATCTTCCTGGATCGGCGCCCATGCTCATCACATGCAAGTGGAACAGCCCCCACCAGCTCACCTTCCGCTCCACCACCACTTCATCGCCACCCACGGCCGCCCCCTTTCACGCCCACCCTCACCGTCACTACCGGCCCTTGCATCTGATCCATCCGCACCCACACATTCACGCATGGCCCCGAGCACGACCCTCTCACCAGGTCCTGCCTCGCAATGCTCACCAGCACCGTCCCCTCCTCCCCCTGTCCCACCACCAACCCCACCCCCGCCGGAGTCACCACCTTATCCATGAACTTCATCTCCCACACTCCCCACGCAGCACTGCGATCCTCTGGTTGACTTCATCCAGTTCCGCCTCCAGTTGGGCGATCCTGGCATTCAATTTTTCTATAGCCAATAAAAGTCCCCGTCTATCCCGGCGACATACAAATAGTTCATAATCTCTTTTATTTTGAAATGTTCCATGAATCGTAGTTATCGGCATCTCAATATTCCTCTCTTCCTTCAATCATCTTCCTCAACTCCCTCACCGGCACATCCCACAGATCCCGGTACCGCCTGGCCGCCGCCTTCACCGTGCAGCGCTTACTCACATGCACCCCCCCGCACACCTCGCACGCCGAAGCAAGCACCATCGCCGGAAGTCCCAGCTTCACCCGGATCGCAGCCTTCTTTGGCTCGTACTTCTGCATCGCCATCCGGAACGCCATCCCCCCCGAAATCCCAAACTCTCGCCCCACCGCACGCCAGTTTCCCAGCCTGCGGTACGCTTTTCTCAAATCACGTCTGATAACACCTAAACTCGCCATAACGCCCTTCTACGCCCTGTTACAAGCCGTAACAAGCACTTCAAACGGATGCTCCGCCAGATATTCATACTCTTCCTGTTCCCTTCTCAGCACCTCCTGCCGCTCCGCCTCATACCGGCTCTTCCCCTCGTAATAACTCGGATTTCTCCCCAGTTCCACATTCTCGAAATGCTCCGCAAACAGCGGCGTCTCCTTCTTCATCCGTTTCTTCAACCGCTTCTTGCGGCTCCTCGCCAACTCCTCATCCGTCTTCACCATCTGCGGTTCCAGAATCGCCCTGATCGTCATCGAATACCCGCCGCCGGTCATCCTCAAAGCCTTCAGCTCCTCCGGAACCCGCGCCCCTTCCCCTTCCTTCCGGACCGGAGCAAAATACCTCGCCTTCACACTCGCCTCCCCCGCCGGTGGCGAAGTATAAGGATTGTTCCACTCAATCGAATATAAAAACCCGGCCAACTTTCCCATCAGCCTATCCGACTCCCGACTATCCGACTCTCTCTCACGCGCACGCACGCACACGCACTCATTTCCCGTTGCTCCCCGCCAATTCCCTGCATACCGCCCGCCCAGCAGGGGAGATCTCCATCCCCTGGTTCGTCGCCCGCTCGTTCCGCCACCTCGCCCAGCCCTGCTTCAGGAACTCCCCTCTCACCGCCTGGAACTGCCCCCGGCTGAACGGCCTCCCCTCCCCGCACCAGGTCGTCTCCGAGAATGGCGCCCCCGCCAGCAGCCCGATAGCCAGGTCCTTCATCTGCCCCGCCGACGCTTGCAACTCCGGGAACGCCATCCGTCCCTCCTCCCGGAACTCCACCCGCACCGTCTCGGCCGCCGCCTGAACCACTACCGGCTCCACCGGCCTCAAATCCGCATACACCGCCGACCGCCACATCAAAATCGAGCTGATCCACCACAGCACCGCCCCGCCCCCCGCCGCAATCAACCCCACCCAGGCCGCATCCTCCCACTTCAGCCACAGCGCCAGCCCCAACACCGCCAGGCCGCATAACACCCCCGTCGCCAGCGCCTGCCCCAGTGGGATCATGCACCCGTTCGCAATCGAAGAATCGCTCGAATTCATCCCTCCACCGCCTCCAACTTCAACGTCTGCTCCCTGTACGGCTCTCCAACCACCACCAGCCGCTTATCCTGCGAAACCAGCACCGCCCCCGATGTCATCCAGCCATGCTCCAGAAGCGAGCGCACCTCGTGCCCTTGCAACCGCGCGCCAGGCGGAAACCCGATCTCCGCATCCGGATCCTCGATCACCGTGAACTGCTGGGCGAAGCACCCATCGAACGGCGTCTTGCGCCCGCGGTTCCTGCGCTCCCAGGAAGACTTCTGCTCCAGGTGCACCGCCCGCCGGTGCACATCGCAATACTTCGAGCTATGGTAAGTCGGCTCGTGGCACACGCAGCACTGCGTAAACACTCTGCTCATCTTTCACCTCCACCGTAGGGGCGCAACGCTTGCGCCCTGGCGTTCACCTAATTCGGACTGTTCAAGTAAACGGTGTATGTTGTGTACATTGGGTATTTCTACCCAATCCAATGTACACCAAGTGGACAACTCCTGTCCAATTAGCCAGGACAAAAAAAACCGTCTGTCTCTTATAGTAAGTACATAACATACATACATACACTCCAAACCATCCAAAAACGCCCGCTTTTTCCCGCTCCAGACCCCCCAAAAACCCTTAATGTATGTTGTGTACGTTGTGTATGTTGCTGGGCTTCCTGGTGGAATATTTGTTTTGTCACATTTCTCAGAGGAGCAGAGGAGCTTTTCCGGCCACCTCCTCTGACCACCTCCTCTGAGACCCCCGAAAAACAAATTTATACCCCCCCACACAGCCCCTACAACGTACACAACATACATACATACATTAATTGCCATCATTTACTCCCCGCGAACATCGGTAAATCGCCCAGATCGCTGCCCTTCGAGCCGTCCAACCCGCCCGTTTCCCACGCCTCCAGCGCATCCAGGCTCAGCCTGGAACGCGCCTGTTCGCTCAAATAAGCGAAACTCAAATCCAGCCCCACCGCTCGCCGCCCCAGCTTGCGCGCTACCAGCAGCGTCGTTCCACTCCCGGCAAACGGGTCCAGCACCAGGCACGGCACAGGATCGCCAGCGTTGCAATCGCAGCCGGGCTGCCAGCCGGTGGTGGTTGATTGATTGGCATATTCGCCGCCGTTTTTGCGAGCCGCTTGCCGGAGTAACGCTAACCGATTGGCAGCTGCACCATCCTGATACATACTATCTGTTTCCGCATCATGCGATGCCGATCCTTTCTCTACCACCCTCGCCCACCCCGCGCCGCACTTCGGGCAGCAGCCGCGCTCGCTCGTCCCCGCCTTGATGCACGGCTCGACCAGGGCCGGTGGGTATGTTGCGAAGTGCGCGCCGGAATACGGCGCTGTGGCAATATTCCAGACGGTTCTCAGGTTGCGGCCGCCTGGACTGTCTTTTCTCAGTCCCTGTCCGGTATTTTCTTTCGCAGTCTTGCCGCTGGTAAATTTGCTTCCTTTATGTGATTTTGGTATAGAGTGGGCAACTGCCGTGTGATCGCCCTCGCTTGCCCACCCCTGCACCCAATCAACCGTTGCTCGATGTTCGTCAGTTGTACGGAAAGCCTCTCTTACCGCCTCTTGGTCGTAATAATATCTCGCCTGCTTGCTCAGCAGAAACAGGTATTCATGCGCCTTCGTCGGCCTATCCGTCACACTCTCCGGCATCGGGTTCGGCTTCGCCCAGATAATGTCCGAGCGCAGATACCAGCCGTCCGCCTGGAGCGCGAAGGCGACCCGCCAGGGGATCCCGCACAGGTCTTTGGGCTTACCAGCTATAAAATGACTACACTGCGACGCATTCTTCGCCCTGCCGGTGATCTCATCGCCATTTCCGCCCCTCCCGCCGCCCGAATAACTATCCCCCAAATTCAGCCACAGCGTCCCGTCATCTCTCAACACACGCCAGACTTCGCGGAACACCTCCACCATCTTCCCTACAAACTCCTCCGGCGTCGCCTCCAGCCCCAGTTGACCTTCCACGCCATAATCGCGCAGCGCCCAATACGGCGGGCTGGTCACCACCATCTGGACGCATTGATCCGCCAGTGGGATCTGCAAACTGTTGGCATTGATCAGGTTCAAAACGGTATCTCCTCTTGCTTCGCACTCGTCACCTGTTCACTCTTCTCAACATTCAGCTCCACCGTCTCATACTTCTGTTCCGGGTCCACCCCATACCTCTTCGCCAGCGCCCGCATCCGCAGCTCGTCCCAATACACCGGGAAGCCCTTCCCCCGCCGCTCCCCCACCTGCAATTGCAGCTCGTTCCGCACCAGGCTCCCCACCCCGCGCGCCGTCAGGCTGTCCTTCTTGCGCTTCTTCTTCGTGCTCTCATCCTCCGCCTCGTCCCCCTCCAGCGCGTTCATCTCATCCATGATCGTGTTCGCCACAAACGCCACATCCCCGATCAAGATGCACGCCTCCCCCCCGTTCTTCACATACTTCTCGTGCTCCTTTGGATTATTCCAGATCCGCCACAGCGCCTCCACCACCCGCGCTGCAATCGTCATACTCTTCGTCAGTGTCATCTCCCGGTGGTACGCCCGCAAAAACGTCTCGATCTCCGCCAGCAATTCCGGGTCGTCCTTCGCCAGCGCCTTCAGCGGCATCGTCACCTGGTTCAGCCGTGAAGACACCTCCAGGTCCATCAGCTCCTCCCCGCACTCGATCTGCGGCTCCCACACCTGGAACCGCCACCGCAGCAGCAGGTTGCGGATCGCCCGCGCCTTCTCCCGGAACGTGTCATCTATATTTAATTTGATCCCCTTCGCCTTCAGTTCCATCGGCTCCCTGGGCTGCACCTTGATCGTCAGACACCTGGATCCCACCGCATCGTCCTTGAAATCCTTCCGCATCGCGATCAGCTTCGGGCAGAACGTCTCGAACGTCATCACCTCATACGACTTCCCGCATTCGGTCATCACCTCCTCCAACCGCCAGATCGGGTTGCCCGCCATCGCCCCCAGGTTCAAAAACTTCACCAGGTCGTTGCTCATATCCCCCCCATCGTGCAGATCCGCCTCGTCGATGAACACCGTCCCCCGGTACATCTCCGTCGCCCGGAAGAAGCTGGCCGCCGTCCCCGCCCCGCTCGCCATCATCAGCCGGTAGCACAGGTGCCCCACCCGCCGCATCAACTCAGACTTGCCTGCCCCCGCCTCCCCCATCGCCCGCAAGTACGGCAGCGCGTTGAACGCATCGTAGCACCAGGTCATCAGCACGTAATAGGCGATGATCCTGGACAGATAGCGGTTCTCCAGCAGGTAATGCGCGTTGATAAACATCTCCACCAGCGTCACCAGCTCCTTGGTCGATTTCAGCGCCCCCACCTCGCTCGGGAACAGCACGCCCCCCTTCTTGATGAACCCGTTCACCGGCTTCGGCACGTAGCGCTTCCCGTCGATATCCAGGAACTCCGCCACGCCGATCTTCTTATCCGGATCCCGGAACGCCAGCCGCGCCTTATCCGCCCCCGGATCGTACACATACTCCACCAGCCACCCGCCAATCCATCCCCCCAGCGTCTCCACAAACGTGACCGGCTCCTCCTCGCTCTCCTTCACCGCCCCCTTCAGGATGTCCGCAAATTCCCGGATCCCGATCTGCAGCCGCTCGATCAGGCTCTTGCGGTACGACGCCCGCTCCACCCGGTCCATCTGGCTGATCAGCTTGAACGCCGTCTTGAACCCCTCGTCTCGCTCGCCCCCCTTCAGCTGCCCGGCCCACGCCGCGCACTCCTCCGCCATCGTCAGCGCCTGCCCCAATACCTCCCGCGCCCGCTCCGCCTGCATCTCCACCAGCCGCTTGATATACTCCTCCCGCCTGGCCGGGTCTTCTATCAGACCATCCGACTTCTGACCATCCGACTCTCCTCCCCCCGCACCCTCCTCTGTTATAGCAGCAGCCTCGCCGGCCTCCGTTGTAGGGGCGATCGGTGATCGCCCTTCTTCCTCAACAGCAGCCTCGCTTTCCGCCTGTGATATTGCATCTAAAGCATCAGCCAATGCTTTCCTTAATACTTTCCACTGCCCTCCCTCCGTCCTTTCCACCAATCCCCGCGCCTCAAGTTCCTTCATCACCCCCACCGCCCTTGGATACCCGATCTTCAAATCCCTCTGAAGCTTCGAGAGACTGATCACATTCTCTTGGCTCAGGAAATCCAAGGCGTAGCTTAATACCTCATCATCTCCCTGTCGTCTGTTGACTGTCGACTGCATACTCCCCCGGTAATCCAACAACCCATCCTCTCCCATCGACTTCAGCCAGTCATTGGCATCTTTGCCCTCCGGCCAGCGCACCACCCTGGCCATCGGCCCCAAGATGAACGCCAGCGGCCAATCATCGCTCTTCCCCCGCAGCGCCCGCAGCCCCGCCTCATCTGCATCCATCCCCAGGTACAGCCGCCCGTGCCGCTTGCGCAGCTCCCCCAACACCTTCTCCTTGTCCTGGTACGCCGTCCCGCACATCGCTGCCGCCGCCACGTCCCACTGCCCCAGCGTGATCGCATCCGCCGGACCCTCCACGATCACGCACTCCTCCGCCCGCGTCCCATACACCTGGTTGAAATACACCTGCCGCTCCCCGCTCAGCACCACCGGTAAGTTGTAGCTCTTGATCTCCTTTCCCTCTTTATTGATCTCCGCCCCCAGGATATTCCGCCCGCTGAAGGTGATCACCCTGCCGTTCACATAATGCGCGTAGACAAGACGCGTTTTTCCAACCAATCCCGGCACCATTCCCCATTCCCGCCAGTTCGGCTGGTCCTCAATCTCCACCCCCCACTTCGTTGCCCACGCTTTCACATCCCCCCGCCACCCCAGGATCGCCACGGCGTGCGGGCATTCCGCATCGATCCCGTTCAGCGAGAAATCGCCTTTCAAATCCGCCAAAGCAGCAGCAGTATTCCGCCCCGAAAATCCCAATCCCGCCTCCCGGATCGTCTCATCTGTCCAGCCCCTGCCCCGGACATACGCCAGCGCTTCTGGGTCATCCCACAGCCACTGTTGCATCTTCGCCTGCGCCAGCCCGAACACCGTCTCCCGCAGCCTGGTCACCTCCCGTTTGGCCTGATCTTCGTGGCTCCATCTCGGCTCCGGCAGGTGCGCCCGCCTGGCCAGCCACTCCACCGACCCCTTGAAATCTATCTTCTGCCGGTTCATCACCCAGTTATAAACATCCCCCGCTTCATTTCCACCCTTGCCATTGAACGTGTAAAGCTGTCTAATGACATTGACCACCAGCGCATGGTTCTCCCCCAACCCCCGGACATACTTCCCGTGCCGATGTTCCAGCGGGTGCGTCTCGTTGATTACGTCCTCTATTCGGTTTGCTTCCCTGATCTTGCTTAGTATGTCATCCACGATGATTGCTCCTAAACCGTTTCTACAAAATTGCTCCGAATTTCCGGCACGCCGACGCAGGCCCCCCCCCTCGACCTCGATTGAAACCTACCCCCCGCCCCCCTCAGCTCATCCGGGAGACCTGCCCGCGCATTTCACGACAGAAAATAGACCCACTAACCATGCTCAAACAGGTCCTATTGACCATAGATCTGTATCTTTTGTCGCATAATGCGTGTTCTACGCCCATTCATTGGCAGCACCCGCTCGCTTTTCTACACACGCCCTGCCCATGCCCGCCTGCGCGGGCATAAAGCGAGTTTAACTACTACTGTTATCTTTACAGATAGCGCATGACTGCCAGGCACAGCACACATGCTCAGTCCTGTGCGCCTGGGTACTGTTGCCACACCCTGCCATCCAGCATACAGCCTGACTGCTTGCGCCCTACCCGCATGAACTCAACTGGCATGGTGTAGCGCTGCTCTATGGGTGGCTCGGCTGGGATGTACTCGCCCCAGGACTTGAAGAAGAACGGGACCATGGCTTGCTCGCATTGATTACGTAGCGAGCGCACCCAATCAGGATGGCACGTCCTGGCATCTGGTCCGCTCTCCCCGCCAGCAATGACCCAATGCACGCGAGCACAGCCCATCTGGTAATCGATCCAGCCAGGCGCAAAGGAACAGCCAGTCAACGCATCGCGTCGACCATGCCAGGCGCACGTCCCTGCTAAATCAATCGCCCCCAACAATGGCTCACATGACAGGAACCTGGTCTTACAAGGGATTTTTAGTAGTAGCGGAACCCGCCGATCAGCCGCCTCTTGATCCTCGACGCTCGCCCCCAGCCATACATGCTCCCATCCAGCGCCCCAATCGTCCGGAAGGTGATCAGGCACGCGCTCGAGCCGCTTGCTGGACACGATATACGTAAACATCGGCGTCTGGCGCATGATCTCCAGCGCTTCCTCGCGCCAGGCATCCGCCTCCTCGATCCAGAAATCAGACCACGGGCAGACGAAGATCTTCTTGCCCCAATTCTCCTTCTTCTTTGCCCAACTCAAAGGAGCTTTGAAGGTCGTCTTCGAGCGCTGCACGATATGCGGTTGCTTGCCATATTTCGGCATCTCCCTGTAAGCGTAGCAATGCGCACAGCCCTGGCTCACTTTGTGGCAGCCGTACCACGGCGACCACGAGCTATCCGTCCACTCAACTTTGCTGGTTTCGCCCATTACTACCCGCCTCTCGCCGCAGACTGATGCGCTGCAACCGGCACTCGCAATGCTCCACTTCCACCCACACCACGCCGTGCTCATCCTCCACCTTGCTGACCACCTCGAACGGTTCCCCATCGATGATCACTTCCGGCTTGATCTTCAGGATCTCGTCGCTCATTTCAGCCTCAGCAGCACCGGCACCACCAGCAACAACGACAATCCTGCCAGGCAGGAGGCCGGTATAGCCAGCCACGACCCGTAGATGGTCCAACCCGCCACCTGGTAGACTTCATTGCCGAACAGGAACAACGTCAAAGCGCCCGCGCCTAAGATATAAACGATTGATGGGATCGAAGACAATATGCTGAGCGTGCAGCAGGTGTGATAAGCGCTGGCTTCCGAAACAGGATCGTTCATTTCAATCTCCCTTCCGGGCGCAAGCGTTGCACAAAGCTTGCGCCCCTATTTGTTTACTACTTTCCGTTAGCCCTGGGCTGCTTGGAGGCGCGCGATTTCTTTTTGCTTTCGGCCAGTTTGTTCAGGATGGTGTACGCGTCGCCACGATCCCAGGGGATATCGACTTTCATGACTTTGATTGTTTCTTCTCGCGCGGTGATTTCCACCTACATGAATTCTCCCATGGTAGCCAGGAGCTTTGTAAGGTGGGTAGCCTCGGTCTCGTCCACGGGTGGAAATTGGATAGTTCTGATTTCGGTAGTCATTAGTTCATCCTCTCCATTTTCTAGCTTGCTTTTCTTTCCACGTCTTACTCAATTCACTCTGCGCCAGCTCCAAATCCTGGTGGATCCGTTCCACCCGCTTGAGCGCCGGTCGCAGCACATCACCTACCAGCGGCGTGCGCCGCATCGCCTGCCGGATGCGCAGCGTCACCTCATCCAGGTCCACCGCACAGGTCAGCAAGATCGCCTGCGCCGTCTCCAGCTCGTCACGCAGCTGGCGCGCCTGGTCACTCAACCTGCCTCGCATTGAGCAATTCCTCCAGCTCACGCGCCAGCACCAGCCTGGCCAGCAGCGCATCCAGCGCATACGCGCCCGCCACTGCCAGTCCGCCCATGCCCGCCGTCGCCCACAGAGCCGCCATGTGCGCGTAGATCCACCCCGGCGCGTGCACCGTCCAGTACAGGTACAGCCCGCTCAGCGGCGTGATCACGCCCAGCATGCCCAGCACATACGCCGCCAGCCTGGGCAGCCGCCGGTGTAGCAGCATC